ATGAATATCAGACTACCGCCACTAATCAGGTTTGCTGTCTGCGTGGACGGAAATCCGGTATCCCAGATTCTTGTGCCGGAAACTTGCGAAGACTTCACGGTCGCTCCATACGACGAAGCGCGGGTCAAAGGCTTCTTGTTGGAGCAAGTCGAAAATGAGCGGAGTGTGTTGCTCGTTACAAATAGCGCAAAGCCTCGAGATGAATTCAATTATGTCATTCGAAAAGTCGGATTCGAACTGGATTCTGGTGCCGCTAGCGCAAATCTGAAGGACCTTCAATGGGAAAGGCACTCGCTTTTGCCCACCCAGGGCCTTAACAAGCTATCGGACTATGAGGCAGTTGTTACCTCCGTGCGTGAATCCTGGGCTGGGAAGTTCGCGTACAGTGTCGAGGATCTAAATGTAGGCAAGCCCGGACTAAGGCCACCGCAGATTGGAGCGATACATGCAGCTCAATCCCACTTTACGGTACATCGTCATCCGGCGACCATTGTTCTTCCAACCGGAACTGGCAAGACTGAAACCATGTTGTCAGTGTTGGTGGCTGAGCGATGCGAGCGGCTACTAGTTGTTGTGCCAACAGATGCATTACGAACGCAGATCTCGAACAAATTCCAGACTTTTGGTGTACTGAAGCAATTTGGCATCGTGTTGCCTGATGCCCAATTTCCTATTGTTGGCGTTCTTAAGCACAGATTCAAAACTTCGAAGAATCTCAACTCATTCATTCGCAAATGCAATGTTGTAGTGGCAACTATGCCGCTGGTAGGCGGATGGGATCAAAAGACACACAAGCAACTCGCGTCGTTATTCTCTCATCTGTTTATCGACGAGGCTCATCATCTAGGAGCGCCAAGCTGGGAGTATTTTCGGGAGGCATTTTCAGACTGTAAGATACTACAGTTTACGGCCACGCCATATCGTAACGATGGAAAGCTGATTGGCGGACAACCGATTTTTAATTACCCCCTTGCGCAGGCACAAAAAGACGGATACTTCAAACCAATTAATTTCAGGCCAGTCATTGAGTTTGATCCAAAGAAACGAGATCGTGCGATCGCTGAAGCTGCGGTCGAGCAACTTCGAAACGATCTCAAGAAGGGCCATATGCTTATGGCGCGCGTTCGAGATGTCCCCCGGGCACGCGAGGTATTTGAAATCTATGAAGAGTTTTCTGAGTTCAATCCAGTTCAGATTCACACTGGTCTCGGAGTACGAGAGCGTGAAGCAACTCGGCAAAAGATACTCAACAAAGAAGCACGGATTCTCGTCTGCGTCGACATGCTAGGCGAAGGTTTTGACCTGCCCGAACTCAAAATCGCTGCTTTCCACGATATTCGTCAATCACTGCCTATAACACTTCAACTCGCAGGACGATTTACAAGGTCGCGACCGGACTTAGGCGACGCAACATTTATCGCAAACATCGCGGACGTTTCAGTAAAGGAAGAGCTGCGCAGGCTTTATCAACGTGACGTCGACTGGAACCAATTACTACCTTCGTATAGCGACGCTGCAATCGCGGAAGAGTTTGACCTCTGGGAGTTTCTCGGGGGGTTCAAGAAGTTTCCAAACGAGATTTCGCTTCAGAACGTGAATCCAGCTCTGAGTGCGGTGGCATATAAGACGAAATGCAAGGAGTGGTTGCCAGAGAATTTCGCAGTGGGGATACCAGGATATGAATCTCTTGATCGATCATACTTCGATATCAACGCGAAGGAAGACACTCTGGTCGTACTGACGACGAAGCGCATTCCCTTGAAATGGGCGCAAATAGACGACATATACTCGTGGGATTGGCAGCTATACATTCTGTTCTGGGACCGAAGCAAAGAACTACTCTTCATCCACAATTCAAGTAACAGTGGTTTTTTTAAGGATCTAGCCAAGGCTGTTTGTGGCGATGAGGTCAAGATAGTTGGCGGTCCAGAGATATTCCGATGTCTGGCAACTGTGAACCGTCTTCGGCTAAATAATGTCGGACTTCTTGAACAATTAGGGCGGTTCATCCGATTCACGATGCGAGCTGGTTCCGATGTTGAAAGTGGTCTATCGGAGGCTCAAAGACAGCATGCAGTGAAGTCGAATCTTTTTGGAACGGGGTTTGAGAATGGACAGCGAACGAGTATTGGCTGCTCCTACAAGGGGCGTATATGGTCACATCAGACAACAAATCTGCGTGAGCTGAAACGTTGGTGCCAAGTAGTCGGATCAAAACTAGTCGATAAGTCTCTCGACCCAAATGTGGTTCTCGAAGGTACATTGCGACCAGAATCAGTTGCAACAAGACCAGATTCGATGCCCATTGCCGTTGACTGGCCCGATTTCATACTGCGAGATATGAATCGACCTCTCCAGTTCAGGCTCGGAAAGAGGGAGGCTTATTTTCAAGATCTAGACTTGTCAGTCAAAGACCCGGACGAGAAAGGTGAATTGAAAATCATTCTATCGACGAGAACCGACAAGGCTGTTGTCGGTCTCGAATTGTTTAAGAGCGGCGACTCCGCTGATTTTCGTTTCGTTCCGAAAGTGGGAGCAGCGTACGTCTCGCACGGGGACGATGAACAGACCCTAGAAAGTTTTTTCACAGAGAATCCGCCGACCATTTGGTTCGCCGATGGGACTTCGCTTTGCGGAAGCGAATTGGTTCAACTTCCGAAGAAGCCAAATCCTTTTCCGAAAAAGCTTATCGAAACGTGGGATTGGAATGGAGTGGATATTACCAAGGAGTCGCAGGGCATCGAGCGTCAAAAAGATTCGATTCAGTATTACGTTATCAACAGGTTGAAGAATCGCAAACTAACGGTTTTATTCGACGACGATGATAGCGGTGAGTCAGCCGACGTTGTTGCCATCGTCGAGCGAAAGTCCGCGATTGACGTTGAGTTCTACCACTGCAAGTTTTCTTCTGACGCTAAGCCAGGTGCGAGAATAGATGATTTGTATGCCGTTTGCGGCCAGGCTCAGAAAAGCGTTCGATGGATGGAGCAACCAACTGACCTTTTTACTCATCTACTAAAGAGAGAACCGCGGGAATACAAAGGAAAAACCGGCACACGATTCGAAGTTGGCAGCGATGACGACTTATGGCGAATAAGGGAAAAGAGTCGCCGGACCCGGGTTAATCTGAAAATCTCCATTGTGCAGCCTGGAGTCTCAAAAGCAAAAGTCTCTCGGAGCCAGCTTGAGCTTTTAAGCGTAACTGAGAACTATCTGAAAGAAACCTTTATGGTTTCCTTCAGTGCTATTACCAGTGAATAGCATTTGCGGCGAAAGCAGCCGCTTTTAGTGAGTCAGTTAGTTTGAAGTTCCCCAAGATTTGTAGGCCGTGAGTCACAATATGTCATGACCGAGCGATTCGACAGCTACTCTCTTCTATGTGGGAACCTCACTTAATCGTTTGCCTTATCAGCCGCTTCCACATTATCCGCTGCTTTTCCCAGTTTGGCATGATAGCGATTGTACGCACTTCGCGTTCGCGGAATCGTGGGACAGGGTCAGTGGTTGGTTCGAGGTCAAGGATCGCTTGCTGGATATCGGGGGCGAGGTTGGTGAGGTTGATGATCTGCGTTACGCGGGCGCGGGTGATTCCGGCGACACGGGCGATCTCGGCTTGGTCTTTGACTTGGCCGGTGGCGAGTAAATGTTCCAGTCGAATGGCCAACGCCATAAGCTTGGTGATGTGAGGAAGCTTGGCCGGCGCACTTGGCATCTTGGGCCTTGGGACACCGACGCGTTTTCGACCATGCGAGGAAGCACTGGTTTCAAACTTGGCTTTCATGTGGCTCATGATTTCTTGGTTTCTTCGTTGTTAGGGTTGTTGGTTGCGAATGACTTTAGCCCGAGCGGGCTAAGCGTTATCGATAGCGTGCTGTCGGTGGGGTCGTGGTCGATGTTTGCTACCAACTGTGACATCAGTCGGCTTCGTTCGCCCATCGTGAGATGCTCCCACAATCCCTCGAGATTCTTGATCGCCTTCAGGATGGTTTGTCGGTCTGGAGTACCAGCTTGGATCTTCGCGAGTTGATCTTGCAGATCATTGCGCCGGCGGAGGTCGCGAGTCTGTTGTTCCGTGAGTGATGCAAGCGAGTCGAGACGTTTGACTTCGCGAGCATCGTCACTAGTGGGAATCGCGAAGGCTTCAATCGCTCGCTCGAGGTTGACCAAGCTTTCATTCAGTAGGGAAAGCTCTTTCCGAATCGCGTCCCCTTTATCGTTAATGGTCCGGCTGACGCGGTGGCAAGTTTCATTGAGAAGTGATTCGTCAATTGTGAGCGATTGGAGCTGTGCAACGACGAAGCGTTCGACCTCCTCCGCTGGCAACGAAGGCCTGGGGCAGGTTTTGTGGCCGCGTTTCGTTGCCTTATTGCAGACGTAGTAGCGATATCGCTTGCCGCGCCCGCTGCCACCGCTGGTCGAATGCGTCATCATCGAATCGCAGGCGGAGCAACGCAGCAAGCCAGCTAGCACCCCTGGTGATTTTCCGTGGATGCGATCTCCCAAGTTGACACGGTTGGCATTGAGCTTCTTCTTTACAGCCGCAAACACAGCCGGATCAACGATCGCCTGGTGTTCGCCTTCGTACATTTCATCATGGTAGGTGACCTTGCCGAGATAGATCGGATTGGTCAATAAAGCATGGAGCGTCGTCTTGTAAAATTGGCCGCCACCTAGCTGCTTGTCTGTCTTCGTAACCCAACTCTTTGCTCGCCAACCGCGGGCTTCGATCGCCTCAAGTGTTCCGATGAGCCCCTCGCACTCAAGATACAGATCGAAGATTTGCCGGACGCGTTCTGCCTCTAGTTCGTTGACGATCAGCTTCTTGGTTGCTCGATCGATATCGTAACCCAGTATTGGCCGGCCGCCGATGTACTTGCCCTTGCGTCTTGCGGCTGACATCTTGTCGCGAGTTCGTTCGCTGATGATCTCGCGTTCGAATTGTGCGAAAGAAAGCAGGATGTTCAGCGTCAATCGGCCCATACTAGAGGTTGTGTTGAACTGCTGCGTTACGGACACGAAGGAGACGCCCGATTTGTCGAACGTGTCCATGATGCGCGAAAAGTCCATCAACGAACGGCTGAGTCGGTCGACCTTGTAAACCACAATGCAGTCGATCATGCCGGCCTTGATATCCTCCAGCAATTGCTTCAGCGCTGGGCGTTCCATGTTGCCACCCGTGAAGCCACCGTCATCGTATCGCTTGTCGATCTCTACCCAACCTTCATGGCGTTGGCTGGCAATGTACGAAGAGCATGACTCGCGCTGAGCATCGAGCGAGTTGAACTCTTGCTCTAAACCCTCTGTTGTGGATTTGCGGGTGTAGATAGCGCACCGAATCTCCTTGGTTCTCTTGTTAGTATCGATCATCGGGCTAGCTCCTTCTTGCCCTTCAATCCGAAGAACGTGAAGCCATTTACGTGCGAACCGGAGATCGCCTTCGCCACGGCTGACAGAGTGCTGTACGTCGTACCGTTGAACTCAAAAGTACTCTCGCCAACATGAACAACGAGCTTTTGACCCTTGTAGGTTTTGTGCAATTGATCTCCTGCGGGCGGCAACCGGGGGTCACGACCAGGATCAATCACGGTCGTTTGCTCGCATGCAAGCGATATCTGATCGGTGAATGATTGCGGTGGTCGCTTACGCAGATCGGCATCATCGGCCATTGCTAATGCACGTTGTCTCACTCGCTCGGGTAGACCTCCTTGCTCGTTAGCTTGCAACCGCCACGCGATCTTCTTGATCATCCAATCGCGATTGCGGCTACGTGGTGGCTCGAGACAAACAGTCTCGAAGTACTCTTGAAGTGCAGCGGTCGCCATACTCTTCATGCGCGCGACCTCCTGCTTGATGTTGAGGCTCATACGTCCCTCCGTTGTAAATGGTCTTGTTGGTGGTTTCTCGCGGCGCGTTTACCGCCGGTCACAGAGAGCGATAGTTCTCAAGAATCCTCAAGCCCATCGTCGGAAGTTTCTGGCTTAACTGATTCCGAATCCAGTTTGCCCTGCGAGTTCTGCTGCAAGAGGGCTCGCACGACTCCGATCGCCAACAATTGCGCAATCTCAACTAGTCCTTGTTCGATGCTAACTTGTGCCAGTTCAGAGGGTTGCCTCATTCGTTTCATCCACTTCCGCGTTAAGTATTTGAAGCCAGGCATCTCTACCTGTTAAATCGCTTTCTCCTACCTGTTGGAATACCCGGCTGGACGCAGAATTGACGGACCAAAGGCGAATCTTTCTCGAGTCGTTGTTAACGGACGGCAAGTTCAAGAATATTTTCCGATTCCAAAAAGCTGTGACCAAAGGTGTCAAACGCGTGTGAATGATAGCTCTCGCGATTGGCAGTGGCTTGGCCTGGATGGAATCACATAGGACAACGGTCATGGACTGGCGGATGGGATGCCCACGCTAGGAGTTTTGCACGGTGGAAGCCGTAGGCTGGCCACTGCCAATCGCATTTGTTTGCGTCAGTCGGTTGGATCGCTTGACGTTTTGATCAATGAAGGATTGCTATGAAGTACTGATTTTCAAGGTTTACATCATGACCGCTGTTCGACTTCCGCGTTTATCGCGCCCCGGTGTTTTGGAATCGATCGCTCCCAAGCGATTGTTCGAACTACTCCATCCTTACGCCGATTTCTTCGCAAATCGGTCTATCCCGATCGAAGCACCTGATTCGATCGATTGCCAAGCGGTCATTCGTGAGATAACCAAAGCGGATCGCGAGACGCCAGCGGACCTGCTGGACGCGATCTGCCTTATCGATGAACTAGCCAACACCGTCGCCATTGAGCTGTTGCTCGATCGAATTCCCGCTCACACATTGGGAATCCAGCCCAGTGGCAAGCACTCAGCAGCAGATATCGTCACAGCGGCGTGGCTGTCCAACCCAGAGAAGCTTGTCCAAACACATGCACTTTCTCGAATCAAGCGTGTTCGCTCGTACGACTATTTCCAAGCGAGCCAAACCACTGCTCCGAAGTTCGTGACCCCCGCAGAGGAGACGCTTGAGCAACTGGAACGCGACATCGATTCCTGGCATGTAGAGCGTTTCCGCGCCCAAGGAACAAGGGTTGAAGTCTTTGAAAATGCCGATGAAGTCGAATTCTCCATCATGCACGGTAGCCTCTTTCGACGTCAGCGAATCGTAGAGAACGGACGATTCGGATTTCAATCGTTCTGGCCTGTGCAAAGCGCATCGGCGATCTACAACCGCGAGTTTGGGGAGTTGCGGATCAATGCTAAGACCGGCAAGGAGAAAGCGTTGTATTGCCGGCTCCTGGGCAAACACATGTTTGGTAACGAACACCTGTTTCCAACTGGCATTAAATACACACTTGATCCTCTTCGCGAGTTTGAATTCGATGCGCTGGCACCCGGTGGCATCGAGGGCATCAGCGATGTTCGAATGATCGAATTGTGGCTTGGTGATCCAGATGATCGTTACGGTGTGACTACCATTCGCAAAGGTGACGACCTACTAGATTGGGCGCAAGCGAAGAAGAAAAACATTCGCCTTGAAAGACGTTTGATCTCCGCAACCTTCAAGATGGAGCTAGAGGGCCGAAAAAGCGAACTCGCAATTACTGTCCGCCCACCGAATGTTGCCATCTACAGCCGCGGGCGAGTTTCTGCGACCATTGAAGATTGGCTGACCCAGCGTGGATTCATCATCTCGAAGCAAGCTCCAAGGAGGACTCGTCATGAGCCAGCCCTGGCAAGCACTTGAGCAGCTTAATGATGTGGCGACATCGCACTTGAGTTGGCGGCTGATGCTCGGCGATGCTTTTGATTTGCACTGTGATTTCCTCGTGCCGATCAAAGACTTGGCAGCGGCGCTGCCAGTTCCCAATCGTCCATACGAGTGGTTGGAAATTGTCGAGGTCGAGGATGGTGTCTTCGAAGGCTTCAACGAGAAGACCGAGGAGTACGTGCCCGTCGATCGCCGCGACATCGTTTGCTACGAGTTCAGCTTCAGCAAGTTGGCCGGGGAGCTTGCTTCGCTAGTCGGCTTTGAAGTGGCATTCGAACGGCTCGGAGGCCCGATGTATCGATACAGGCTTGGTCACTACGGGAATCCCAATGGATCTGGGTTCTCGTTGTTCCTGGCCAAAGTCAGCGATCCTTGCCGGCTAGATTGGTGCATCGATGCGTTCTTGGCAGAGTTTCAGCGACCGTTCGTTTTGTTTCTCACATCCAAACGGATGCTGAGTAGCCGCAACGAGACGATGTTGGACTCGAGAGGCACTCTTGTGGTTCCGCTCGCTCAATCATTGTTGTTCAGCGATGGCGAGTGGTGCCTATCGCCCTGGGCGCGTCAACAGTTAGTTGCGTTCCGTGATCGACTGATGCCACCTGCCAAAACCGTGACTGGACGATTCCCAACTCCCAGTGGTAGCCGCTGGAGCGATGTGGAGATGCGTTTCAGCGACACCGAGAAGATCAGCGTAACCATCCGCGACCAGCGGCAAGTGTTGACGTACTCTCAACTTGGCTTGGTTGATTCGCGAAGTGGTAAGCCAAGCAAACAGTGGGAGCTTCTCCTAAAGTTTGCGAGAGAACATGGCATGATGACATGGCTCTCTCCTGACGCCTGCCGAAAGAATCGCAAGCAGCGAGAATTACTTAACAAGTCGCTTCAACAGTTCTTTGACATCGAGGGCGAGCCAATTGAGCTCACCGACGATAGAAAGGGCTGGAGATGCGTTTTCAAATTGCATCCCGAGGACTGGGAGCACTCGTTCTCTTCAGCGAATCAACCAAATCGTCAACAAGACGAATGGTGATATCGTCGCTGCGCCGGCAGCCATAACCAAAACTAAGCAACCGCGGGTTGTTCTGCTATACACACGGTTGTAGAGGGCTTTCTTTGGGTTGGTAAGCCAACCCCAACCTCTTGGCGCTTTGAGTCCCATGCGATGGCGAATCGCTCTCTTTACGGACGTGCGCGCCGCAATTCTTTTCTTCAGCGATGGTCTGCGAAATCCGAACTTCACGCGGGTTCCTCCTCCTACTCAACTGGGAATTTTGGGAATTTCCCAAAACCCCACTCATTAGATTTTAGCAAATTTCTGATCGCGTTTCCCCAATGTTTTTCCAGTGTTTGCGGTAGTTGCGGTCGGGATTTTTTTTCTTTCCCAGGCCGTTTTGGGAATTTTCGCCAGTAGCGGACGACAGGTCTGATTCACATCAGGAAACAGCCCGCAAATGAGCGGGCGAGCCTCACAGGCTTTAGCTCTCGGACCTGTCGCCTGTGGGGCCTCATTCAGGAGGTCCGTTCGTGTCAGACAACCATTCAATCAATCTCGCCGATGACAATTTCGTTCGTAGTGTCATCAATCGCCAAGTCGGCAAGCTAATCGCCAAGTCCGACTTTACCCACCAAGACCGCAGTGATCTGGTCCAAGAGGTTTACGTTCGGGCCACTAAGAGCCTGCAACTCTACGATCCAGCTGTTGGTCATCTCTATCCCTACGTCTGCACCGTGGTGCAACGCCACTTGGCCAACGTCGTTCGCGATCGCTCCGTTGTTAAACGTGCGACTGTCGGCCGCGTAAGTCTGAGCAAGACAATTCGTGGTGACGACGGTGGGCAAATCGAAATGTCCCAGACCTTACACGACAAGGATCAAGATCGACGGCTGGGGCGAGCGCGTCGACTTGGTGAAGAAGAGCTCAACGACCTGCGCATGGACCTCGCAACTTTCATGACAAAGTTGCCTGAGAAATTTCAAGACGTTCTTCGTCGCCGTCAAACCCACTCGATGACCGAGATTTCTCGCGACCTCGGTATCCCTCGAACCACGCTCAATGACTGGATGTTGCAGATCCGCAAGCTCTTCGAGGAAGCAGGATTTGAAAGATATCTGGAATCCTAACCGTCAACTCACCCGTGTTCCGGGTATTCCAACAGATAGAGAAGACAAGTTTTCATTCAACACAACCAAAGGACATCAAATCAATGAGTGCACCCACCATGAATATCGACCAGCGTGTCACCGTCTCGCTCGCCTTGCAGCGATACCTGCGAGCCGTTGAACGCTTCGAAGCCGCTTCCAACGAATTCAACGAATCCTGCCAGACCATTCGTCAGGCACTTCCTCGTGAAAGCCGCTTCGTCGCCAACATCTCGCACCAGCACTATCTGGTGACCAGCGACAACGAAGGCAACTTCGAGGTCGAGTCCGTCGACACGGTTTGATTCGAAACCTGTCATCCCCCTTTTCGACCTCCTCGCTGAAAGATCCACAAGCGATGTCAACACGACCTTTACCCCATGAACCTGGTGATCGGAAGTGCCTGAAGTGCAACGAAACGTTCCGTTCCAAGAGTGCAGCTAATCGCATTTGCAAGAAGTGCTCGCAGATCAATGCGTCGCTGAAAGTGAGCGAAGCCCAGCTGGCTCGAGAACGAGGCGCTAAGCGACTCAATGGCATTCTGATCGAAGAACAAGACACCTACGAGATGAACTTCTCGTAAGCCTCAAGAAAACAAAGAAAACGCACCCAATTAAAGTTCGAAAGTCTTATGTCACAAGCAACCCTAACCTCTGAAACGAGCGACAAGAACGTGCTGACCTACTCGGCACTCAACACGTTCCGCAATTGTCCTCGCAAATACAAACATCGTTACGTCGATAACCTGCGTCCACGGATGAAGGTTGAATCGCTGTCGTTCGGCAGCGTGATCCACAGTGCTATCGAGACTTGGTATCGCTCCGTGGACGATGCCAATCGACTATGGATTGTCTTGGATTTGATTGATCGCAGCTTCCCAGAACGAGCGACAGATGAGAACCAGCAAGCCTACTGGCACTTGGCTCGTGCCATCATGACCGGTTACGCTTCGCGCTATGCCACCGAGGACTTCACGATCATCGAGATCGAGAAATCATTTACTGGAAACATTCGCAATCCAGACACTGGCCGCTGCAGCCAAACGTTTGTGATGGCCGGCAAAGCCGATGCGATCGTCCAGCAATCCGATGGCATGTATCTGCTCGAGCATAAGACCGCGGCTTCAATCGACTCCAACTATCTCGATAAGCTGTGGACCGACACGCAGATCGCACTGTACTGCTACTACCTGCGTGAACTTGGCTATCCGATCGTTGGCGTGATTTACAACGTGCTGCTCAAGAGCCGCCTCAAGCAAAGCAAAGGCGAAACGCAGGAAGAGTACGAAGCACGCCACGCTGAATTGGCTGCAAAAAACAAGAGTGGCAAATCAACGGCCAAACGTCAGTTGCCTGAAACCAACGAGGAGTTTCAAGGTCGGCTGGCAGCCTGGTACGCCAAGCCCGAGGCGTTCCATCGCGAGTTCATTTATCTCTCTGAAGATCGGCTTGCGATGCTGCAAGACGAAGTCTGGGAGATCACCCAGCAATATCTCGACGCGCGACGTCGTGGCAAATGGCTACTCAACACATCGAGCTGCTTCTCCTATCAGCGACCGTGTGAGTATCTGCCTTACTGCCAATCCGGCTTCAATCCAAATGTTGTGGACAACCTCTATGAGATCACTCCACCGCACGAGGAACTCAATTCAATCGATTCTGACGCACCCGTTTTATGAAAGGAATAACACCTAATGTCAATTGTATTACCAACCGAAGCATCCAAACCCGTGACCGAACTCGGCAAACAAACGATCCTGCTATATGGCAGCCCCAAGCTTGGGAAGAGCTCCTTCGCGAGTAAGGCTCCTGGTTCGCTCTTCTTTGAGTGTGAACCTGGGCTCAATCACTTGGAGGTTTTCAAAGTACCGACCTATTCGTGGGAGGCATTCCTCGAAGCTTGCAAGCTTGTGGCCAAGGGAGATCACAACTTCAAAACGATTGTGATCGACACCGTCGACAACGCTTTCAAGATGTGCTCGGACTATGTCTGTGCCAAGCATGGCATCGAGTACGAAGGCGACATGGGCCACGGCAAAGGTTGGGCTCTCGTGAAGAACGAATGGCATCGCGTGCTGACGCGTCTGGCCAGTTTGCCCTATGGCTTGATCCTCATCTCGCACGCGGTCGACAAAACGATCGAAACGCGAACGGGCGAATACACCAAGACCCAGCCGAGCCTTCCCGATCGCGCTCGCAACGTGGTCTTGGGTCTGGTCGACATCATCCTCTATGGCGATTCGATCGCCAAGAAAGATGCCGCTGGCAACGTCACCATCGAACGCGTTGTGCGCACCAAGCCGCATCCAACCTACGAGGCCGGCGATCGCACTGGTCGTCTGCCTGAATTGCTCCCTCTCGATTATGAGCATTTCGTCAAAGCATTCAATTCTCCCGCTCGCAGCTCGGAAACCGGCACCAGCAGCACAGCGAAGAGTTCCACGCCGGCAAGCACCCCTTCAGGAAAGGCTAAATAGTCATGAGTGATTACGAATCATTCGAACCTACCGATTCGCAAGTCGATCTCACCTCGTTTGATGACGAGTTCGAGACGGCAGACGCGCCGAGCTACGACGAGGTCCCCGACGGCAAGTACCAAGTGAAGATCCAGACCGCTAAGCTTGAATCGAGTCAGAAGGGTGACCCGATGATCAAGTTCGATCTGGTGGTCATCTCGGGTTCGCAGGCTGGTCGGCACATCTTCAAGAACTCGGTCATCACCCAGGCATCGCTGCCTTACGTCAAGGGCGATCTCAAGACGCTTGGGCTGGAGCTGGCAAAGTTCAGCGAACTCGCGGGTCGGCTCGACGAGTTGCTCGACAAGACGCTCGAAGTCACCAAGCGTACGCGAGGCGACTACACGAACGTGTATTTCAACCGTCGGCTGAATATCGCCTCCGCGCCGAGTGCTGGATTGGCGGACGAGGATCTTCCGTTCTAGGCCGCTGGTCGCTTGACCGGCGTTAGTCGTTCCCTGTGAACGGGTGCGGCCGAGGCGGGATGGCGTGACTTGGAAGCAGTTCCTTGCGTTGTGGTTCTTTTGCCGGGTCCACATCGCGCTTCCTTGTCCAGACTCCCCGTGCCTGCCTCGGCTCTTTCTATTTCATCACTCGGATTGGATTGTCAGGAAAACATGGATTTCCGAATCGTTATCGACTCGCGCGAGCAACAACCCTACACGTTCGCGTGTGAGGTAGTGAAAGCCAAACTTGAGGCCGGTGATTACTCTGTGGTTGGCTTCGAACAGCGAGTGGCTGTTGAACGCAAGAGCCTGCGAGATTTCGTCGGCACCGTCATTCACGATTACGATCGCTTCGCTCGCGAGCTTGCCAAGCTATCCGCGATGGAAGCGGCGTGCATCGTGGTCGAAGCTGATCTAACTGCTGTGCTTTGCGGCCAACACGCTGAAGCACTTCGGGCAGTCGCTCCACAATCATTGCTTGGTGTGTCCACATACATTGGCATCAAGTATCGGGTGCCTGTCTATTGGTGCGGATCGCGGCCAGGAGCCGTTCGATTCACCGATGCCTATCTACGATCGTTCATTCGTGTGATCTCCAACGCAGGAGATCTACACCATGAGTAATCGTATCAGTGGTACGGTCGATCGAGTTTTCTTCACCAGTGCCAAGTTCTCCGCCGGCGCACTTGTTCGCGAAGACGGCGATCGTGTGCGTTTTCGTGGGCCATTCTGCGTGAGTGAGGGCGAACTCGTCACACTGACCGGCCAGTGGAAAAGCGATCCCAAGTATGGACCGCAGTTCGACGCCAAGAGCGTTAGCTACGATCTGCCGGAAACGCCTGAAGGCTTGGTGCAATACCTTGCGAAGCATCCAGCGTTTACTGGCATCGGCGAAACCACGGCGCGGAAGATCGTCTCGTACGTTGCCAGCGCAGAGCATCTCGATCGCGTGATCCGCCAGGACATCGAAGAACTGCATCGCGCTTTGAGGATTCCCAAACGGACACTGAATTCACTGCGTGAAGCGTGGATTGCCAACAGTGATGAAAACGAAGTCCGAACGTACTTGGCCAGCTTCGGGCTGTCTCATCACCAGATGGAAACGCTTCTCGAGGAATTCGGCTCCTCGGTGGTAGGTGTTCTTCGTGCAAATCCATATTTGATCATTCGCTATATTAAGGGCTACGGTTTCAAGCGGGTAGACAAGATCGCACGTTCGATGGGCATTCCCAAAGAGCACCCGGGCCGACTCGAAGCCGCCCTATGTTATCTGGTTCGCGAAGAGGCGTCCGATGGTCATACATGGATCGCGCACGATGAGCTGATTCGCAAGGCGATCGATCTGCTGTTGCTCGATTCACTCGATAGTGGCTCGATTATCGAGGCTGCATTTCAGCGAGCCGTCGCGCAAGATGAACTGGTCGTCGATGGCGATGCCGTTGCTCTTGCTCGCTACGTTGAAGCGGAGCGACTGATCTATCAGTGCTTTGAATTGTACGGACAGGTCGTATATCCAATCGGAATTGAACCAGCATACGGCACCGGGCTAAAGCAAGCTCAATTTGCTGCTTACGAAGCTGCGATGCGACACGCAATCGTTGTAATCTCGGGCGGAGCCGGTACCGGCAAGACGCATACGTTGGCTCGATTGGCGAAGACTTTTAAGGAAGCCAATCTCCGAATCGCACTTTGCTCTCCAACTGGTAAGGCTGCCAAGCGGATCGAAGAGTCGCTGAGGGCTCTCGGACTCGATCTCGAAGCTAAGACGATCCACCGTCTACTTGCATACAACGGAAGGGAGTTCCGAAGGCAAAGTCTCTCGCCCCCAGATGACGAAGGCACACCAGGTATTCCGTCGGGTGATGGATTCGATGTCATCATTATTGATGAATTCTCCATGGTAGACGTGCCACTGATGGCAGAGCTACTACGTCGCATCGATCTCGACAAAACGCGATTGATTCTCGTAGGTGATCATAATCAGTTGCCCCCAGTTGGCGCTGGCAACGTCCTTCGTGACTGCATCAAACATAAGCTTGTACCGACCTTCATTCTTGATGAAGTCGTACGCCAGGCCGGCGTTCTGAAGGTCAACAGCATGGCGATACTCTCGCAACGAGTTGTGCCAACGGCTGTTGGCGATCCAGCTTGGAACGTCATCGATTCACTCAAAGAGCCGATGCAAATTCAGGTCTACCTGCGTGACTTGGTTCTGAACCGCATTCCTGATCGGCTTGGTCTCGATCCAGTGAATGACGTACAGATCATCACTCCGACGCATCTGGGAAAACTCGGTACCAAAGCCATCAACGAGATGATGCAGTATCTGCTGCATGGCGAGGCTGATCGCAAGTTTGCAGCGGGCGACAAGGTCATTCAGACCTCCAACGATTATGACTTGGGAATCATGAATGGCACGATCGGTATCGTGTCGGGGATCGAGATAGCGGATGGAACAAAATACATTGTTGATTTCGATGGAGACGGTCGCCGGAAAATCCAAGATGACCAGATTCTAAATCTTCAGCTTGCCTACGCGTTGACTGCACACAAGGCCCAAGGGAGTGAGTTCCCTTGCGTGGTTGTTCTCTGTCACAAGTCCCATTTCTTCGCCGATCGTAACTGGCTGTATACCGCGGTCACTCGCGCTTCCAAGTACTGCATCGTGGTCGGCGATCGTTGGGGACTCGGCAACGCTGTGAAGAAGAACAACGTTAGCCAGCGGCGAACGTTCCTAGATCGCTGGGCGACTGCGAATCTTGAATATTGGGAGGTGCTGCTTTGAGCTCTGTACCTCAACCACCACTTGAAGCCATCGAGCGAAACTGCCCGAGTTGCATTCGCGATCGCAATCAGTGGGTTGCCTGGAAGTATGTCGAGCGCGGAGGCAAGCCGACCAAGGCTCCCATCAATCCTCACAATGGTTCGCTGGCGTCTTCCACCGACGCATCCACCTGGGGAACCTTCGCTGAAGCGATCGAGGCTTGCCGGCGCAACGCTTCGTTAGCTGGCGTCGGGTTTGTATTCACCGCTGATGATCCGTATTGCGGTGTCGATCTTGATGACTCAGTCGATGAGTCAACGGGCCAATTGAAGCCATGGGCTCAGCAGATCGTGGATCGCCTCGATAGCTATACGGAGATCAGTCCTTCGGGTTCGGGCTTGAAGGTATTCATCAAAGCCAGCAAGCCGGGCTCTCGTTGTCGTAAGGCATATGAAGATGGTGAAGTCGAGATCTATGATCGCGATCGCTTCTTCACGGTTACTGGTAATCGCCTCGCAAGTATCCCAAGTGAAGTCAACGTTCGCCAGGAATCGCTCGAAGCTGTTTATTCGCATGTGTTTGGCAGTGACGAACCAGGCACGAGCGCGACTCCATCCGCCAATCGAGGTCCGCGGCCAAGCGATAGCGGCTCGGTTTCGCTGAGTGACGACGAGATCATCGAGCTTGCATGTAAACGCCGCTCCACTGGCATGAAGTTTCAAGCTTTGTGGAATGGCGATTGGATCTCGCACTTCAATTCGGCCAGCGAAGCGGACTCATCCGTTGTTTTCACCCTCGCCTATTTCACGAAGGATGCGGCTCAGATTGACCGCCTCTTTCGACGCTCTCAGTTGATGCGTGATAAGTGGGATCAGAAACATGGCAATGAAAGCTATGGACAACGGACCATCGCCAAAGCCCTGAGCAAGGTCACGAAACAGTACGAGCCGAAGAAAAAACGTCCTGCTGCTCCCAAGCAAGGAAGCCAGCCTCCCGCCAACCTTGGCTTTCCCAAGGCCGCCATCGACTGGGATTTCAAAAGTGACCAGACCGAAAACGCGATGGCTGTGGAATTCATCGACGGCAACCAATCCAAACTGCGTTATGTGCCATCATGGAAGAAATGGCTTGCCTGGGACGGAAAGCGATGGAAGGTCGACATCGATCAAAGTCGAACGACTCGCTTGGCGCGGAGGCTAGTCCGCAACTACTGGGACCGGCTGCTAGCTATTCAAACAGAGAAGCAACAGAAGGAGTGGGCGGATTTCTGTCGCTGGGCCAATCGCAAGACCACGATCGAGAACGTTGTCTCTCTCGCTCGATGTGATGCTAGGACGACGATTGATCACGAGCTGCTGAATCAGAACACGTACTTTTTGAATTTGCAGAACGGAACTCTCGATCTGTCCACATGGGATTTTCGAGACCATCGCCAGACGGACTCGATCACGCAGATTGCAAACGTTGCGTACGATCCCAAGGCTCAATGTCCCAAATGGCGAGCGTTCATCGATCTGATTTTCGGTAGCGACGATGAAGCTAAGCGATACATTCAGGCATTACTGGGTTATTCGTGCTCTGGCGATGTCGGCGAACATATTCTGCCAATCTGCTATGGCTCTGGTGCCAATGGCAAGTCGACGTTGTGGAATGCAATCGTCGAGTTGCTTGGCGACTACGCCATGCTGGCTCCTAGCAAGCTTCTGCTGGGCACGGCGAATGAACACGACACCGTCATCGCGTCGCTCTACCAGCGGCGTTTGGTGGCCATCAGCGAGCCCGATGAGGGTTCAAAGCTGCGCGAGGCCCGTGTCAAGGAACTGACTGGCGACGAGCAGATCACTGCCAGGCGGATGCGTGAGGATTACTGGAGCTTTCGACGGACGCATAAGTTCTGGCTCAGTACCAACCACCTGCCGCAGATCAACGGTACCGACGAAGGTATCTGGCGTCGCATCAAGCTGATTCCGTTTCGTGTAGACCTCCGGATGGTTACCGAGCCCATCCCTGACTACCACAAACTGCTGGTCGGCGAGGAAGGACCAGGGATCCTGAATTGGCTCTTAGATGGCTTCAAAGACTGGCGAGCCAACGGATTTATCGAGCCGCAATCGGTCGTCAGCGAGACGCAAACTTATCGCGGCAAATCAGACGAGATCGGTCGCTTCATCGACGACTGTTGCAACGTCTCACCCGAGCTAGTGGTCGTTTCCAGCGACCTCTATCACGCCTACAGGCAATGGGGTGGCGAGCAGTCTCAGACCCGTTTTTCGACCGCGATGCAAGCGCGGTTTGTGTGCGCAAAACGCACCTTCGGACGCCTTCGAAACAAGCGTGTATTCGAGGGCATTTCAGTCGCAGAAATGGATGAAATTGAGTAATCGAGCTATGTCCAAAAACCTTCAAAAACACTGGGGTTTTCGCAAGTGCGCCGGGTTGCGCAGGGTTGTTTCATTATCTTCCATGCGCGCACGCGCATGGAAAACAACCAAAGTACCCAGCGCAACCCGGCGCACTCGATGCAATCGAGGCCTCTCGGCGACCCAGTGTTCGAGTCCTGTTCGGTCACCGAACGAGACGCTTCGAACTGCTCTATGCAGCCCAGCCATCGACCCTGACCTTCGCGTCGAAACTTCGCAACTCCAGCATGCGTTCGAGTGTCGCACGACGTTGCGCACTGACGCGAGATCTATGCCAACTCGCCCAATGCATCGACCAATCCACTCATCGCGTCAGTGGGCCAACAGTGGCCCTCACAACGCGTCTGCCACTATGGCACTCGCAAGCCCCAAACGATGGGTCCTCCCCCAGAAACCACCGCGTTCTTGGGCCGCGGGAACAGCCGCGCGATTAGTCACAGTTTGTTTGTTTTGTCCGACCCCAAACTCCCTAGCCAAAGGATTGCATTATGACCACCCCAGCATTGCAGATTGAAATGTGGACGCTTGATCGCGTTCGCCCGTATGAAAACAACCCTCGCAACAACGACAAGGCCGTCGACGCGGTCGCAGCTTCGATCAAGGAATTTGGATTTTCCCAACCAATTGTTGTCGACAGCGACAGCGTCATCATCGTCGGCCATACGCGATTGAAGGCCGCGCAGAAGCTTGGACTTGAACGGGTCCCCGTCGTGGTCGCTTCGCACCTGACGCCAGAGCAGGTGCGTGCTTATCGCATCGCCGACAACAAGACCGCTGAGATCGCGGAATGGAATTACGATCTGTTGCCGATCGAATTGTCGGCCTTGCAGGAAGCGAACTATGATCTCGGGCTCCTCGGCTTCAACGCTGAGGAACTCGCGAAGCTAATGGACACCGGCATCAACGAAGGCTTGACCGACCCGGACGAGATCCCTGAGCCGCCAGACGAAGCTGTCACTCAACCCGGCGATCTTTGGATCCTCGGTAACCATCGATTGCTTTGTGGCAACTCCTCATCGCCGGCAGACCTGGATCGTTTGCTGGCCGGCGCTGCCATCCACCTCGTCAATACAGATCCGCCTTACAACGTGAAGGTTGAACCGCGATCGAACAACGCAATCGCCGCCGGCCTGTCGTCGTTCACGAACGATGGAGCTGCATCGAGACTCAAAGGTGGCCAAGGAAACGCTGCTTCATTCGGTGTCGATCATGAGACTGGCAAACCGAAGCACGCGGCGACGCACAAAAAGCTTCGTGCGAAAGATCGTCCATTAGCGAATGACTTCGTTAGCGACGAGGCTTTTGATCAGTTGCTTGACGATTGGTTCGGAAACATTGCACGCGTCTTGCTACCAGGTCGCTGTTTCTACATCTGGGGCGGTTACGCAAACTGCGGTAACTATCCACCAGTGCTTAAGAAGCATGGGTTGTACTTCTCGCAATCCATCATCTGGGACAAACAGCATCCAGTACTCACGCGAAAAGATTTCATGGGGGCACATGAATGGGCGTTCTACGGCTGGAAGGAAGGAGCTGGTCACAAGTACTACGGTCCCAAGAATGCGACGGACCTATGGCAAGTGAAGAAGATCAATCCGCAGTCCATGTCACATTTGACTCAGAAGCCAGCGGAGCTCGCCGTTCGCGCTATGCAGTACTCGTCAGTGCAAGGTGAGAACGTGCTCGACCTATTCGGTGGAAGTGGTTCGACGATGATCGGTGCCGAGCAATGTGGTCGCAGTTCGTTCTTGATGGAACTCGACACACTCTATTGTGATGTCATCGTTGATAGGTACCAAAGGTTCTCTGGCAACAAGGCCATCCTGGAACGGACCGGCGAATCTCCGATTCCGATGCAGCCTCGTGAACAGAACATGCGATAGGAGGTCGCAATCAAAACCTATGACTATGCCAAGCCTCGTCTTCAAAGACATAGATGTACTCCGCTCCGCAGTTCCTAGCGAATTCGTGCAGGGCTGCGCGAGTGGGCATGACAACCGCGCGGTTGCCGTCGGTGAATCGTTCGGGCGTTCCGTCGTTAGCGAGCGATCGAATATCGCCGCCTGCGACGAGCGTTCGTGCCGACTCGATCGATGTGTAATGTTCTTTGAGGACTCTGCCGGCGTGGTCTTGGTAGCCATCGAAGTGAAGATAGATCGCCGCGTAGCGACCGTCTTCTTGCTTGCAGGCAATCGTTGCTCTTGTGGACATAGGTTGGTTTCCTTACTTCGCTGGTTCGTGGTGGTTGGGTTCGACAATGGCGACGCAATCGTCGGGCATCGTCAACATGAGCGAGCGGCCGTTGTCCCAGTCGACATCGACCTGTGTCCAATCGCGATGCTCGTAAACTTCAACAACGGTCCCGAGCGATCCAACGGGGATCGGGTCTGGATCTTGCGGCATCGACACCAAGCGGATGCGATCGCCTTTCTTCAAACGTGTCTGCATAGTCATGGATTCCTTGTTTCATTTGGTGTTTGCATTGAGTTTGTCGAGCAGCTCGCCGGCTTGAGCGAGTCGGGCATTGACCTGGGCCATCGTGTGAACGTTCCGCCAACGCAGCGCTGGGTCATCTGGTGGTTGCAAAGCGTCGAGCGATTGACGCAATCGATCGAGGTAGTCGCGTGCTACGAGGTGAAGGTTTTCGTAGGGAGCTGCCGGCTCAAGGGTTGGTTTGGCCATGGTTGGTTCCTGGTTGTTGGAGAAACGAAAGACGATCCTCAACAGTCAGCCAGTAAATTCCCAAAACATCAAGCCAACATGCGAGCATGTTTTTCGAAATTTCCCGAAACATGTAGTTGCGTTGGCGAACCGCGGTTTCGCGACGTGTCGCGTTGTGTTGTCTACTGGGGTTATGTTCGCATCAACGAGAAAACGCCCACACGATTTGAACGTGGGGCGATTAGTTGGGAATCAGTGGTGAGTCTAGTCGCGAACGGGAACCAAGACGCAGGCTCCTTCTCCGGTGATTGGATACTCCTTCAGTTCGCCTGTCCGTGCATACAGCAGGTCGCCTCGGCGAATCACATAATCAACATCTGCAAAAGACTCGGTTTCATCGATGCGTCGAAGCCGATATCGAACTCCAGGTTCTGGTACGGCAATCTGGTCGATGTACAAATCCGATGTGATCCTTACCTCGTTGATGTAGGGACCAGCCGGACGCATGATGCCAAGCGTACTGCGAAAGGATACGCGTTGGCCGGTCGCCTGATTGGTAGCGATGACATGTGTGGTCTCGCCGGCCTTCGACGGTTGAAAAATCGATTCGACCTTAACTATGATTGTCTTACCGCAATGGCAAGCGACATACCGCTCGCCAATTCGAACATCCTTCGATCGCATGGTCTAACCTCGCACGGTAAATCGGCCGCGCTCGGTCTTCACGAACTTGCTATCGTCGCCCTTGGCCAAGTCGCGAAGGATCGCACTGTACAAGGTCGCGTGGGGCGTCTTGCCTCCGGGGCTTGTCCAGTAGCCCTTTGCTTCCATCGCGGTGATCAGCTCCTGAGCATTCATCGGCTCGCTCGATTCGCTGAGAACCTTCAAAGCCGCAGTGACGCAGCTCAATCGCTTCTCGCCGGCGTCGGCCGTCTCGGTGGATGCCGCCTTTGCTTTTCGTGGTTTCTTGAGGACCGCAACCGCTGTGGAAGTATCGCCTCCGATCGTTTCGACTGTAGCCGGTTCGTTCTCAACCACCGTTACGTTACCTTCGGTGGTGACCTTCGCGCGTCCGCGCTTTGCACCCACTTCGCCCAGAAGGCGTTGAGCACTCTTAATGAGAATCTTCTTACCGGTTGCGAGGTTGGTCGCGTCCCAGCCGCCACGAGGCTTCTCGGCATCGATTTGAATCTCGCATCGGTTGCCCGAAACGTTCGCGTAGTACTTGCCACCAATCTTTACTTCTGCCTTCTTCATCTTCGTAACTCCAAATCTGTGTTCGTGGTTGGCTGCCATCGTCAGGCCGATCGAACCACCGATCGACTACGCGCGTCCGTGCTGCGTTTCGGCTTATTGACCAAAGACCAAGTCCGACAATCCTTCGCAAAGAAAGTCGACCACCACCTGGACCTCCGTATTGACCGCCGGCACATCCAAGCCGCGGTCAAAGTTGAACATCACTTTGCGGTCGGACAGGCGTTGAACCCAAAGCTTCGAAATCTTGCTTTTGTTCAATTCGTACGATTCGTGTTCTGCGTGCTCGGCGAAGACCAATGCTTCGAAACGGTATTCGTCGTTGATCTTGCCTTGTACCCAAGATCCGCCAGCGGCTGGGGTTCGATTGCTGATCTTGGTGATCGTGAGGTCGAGGTCGTGTTGGGTCATCTGCTGGTCTCCGTTTTCTGGTTGGTGAATCGTTTTCGCGTTAACACACATGAGCCATGCGGTTTGAACCGCATCAAGCCGGATTCAAAAGGAATTCGAATTCTTTTCTTCGGTGCATACCTGCGTTCGGAAATGTTGGGCGATCTTTGCTGCGGTGGCCTGCACATCAGCCAACTCGTCGAAGAAACGTTTCATGGTCGTTGGGTCGGCAGCGTTGAGGATCGGCATCTCTTCTATCGCTGCATGCAGGTCGCTGATGGTCTCGAGCGCTCGTCGATGTGCGCTGAGGAACTGGGCCGAGGTCAGTCGTGGTCGATTGGTCATGGTTGGCATCGTGTTGGTCCTGTATTGGGTTGGAATGAAACCGCGTTTGGTATGCACACACATGAGCCATGCGGTTTGAACGGCATCAAGCCAATTCCAGCAGCATTTTCCAGTCTTTTTCCATGTTTCTCCGAATCGCCCAATTTCGCCCACGTTCGTTTGTGTCGCGTTCGTATTCATGTTGCATCATTGGGGGTAGGTAGAAGAAAGAACGCGACACGTTTGATGTGTCGCGTTGTGTTAGCCAGTCAACGCGGCGCATGCATTCGCCGCGGTTCTGAATTGACGCTGGGTCTACTAGTCGGCGATGCCGAGATACTCTCGCAAGCCCTCGAGCGCTCGTGCCACCTCTCGCAGGGTGAAGCTTTGGTGCTCGTAGAAACTGAAGTTCTCATCATGTGGATTTGGGAACTGGTCAATCCGTTCCTTGATAGAGGCCAGTTGGTTTTGAACCTCGGCCCAGTTGTCGTTGTACGATTCGTACTGTTGTGGTGTGTGACCGGCCATCCTGTTTCTCCTATGGGTTGTAGATGTGAAATCGCAATTGCGATGACACACATGAGCCATGCGGTTCAACCGACAGCAAGCCGAAGAAGAAAAGATTCTGAAGGTTTTCCAGAATCTTCTCCCCGGCGCATCGATGTGTCGCGGTCAACTATCGCGACATGTTTCCCAAGCCCGCTTGCTGCCGTAGCAGATCTGCCCGCCTTCGACGATGTAGACCGTGTTGTCGTCGGCGACGTCTTGGGCGTCGTCGTCTTCATCCTCATCGTCGGACGCGTCGTTCATGTCGCGGCCGCTGGTCACACCGCAGATTCGGTTCTCGAAGGGCCAGTTCTGCTGGGTCATCAGTCGCACTTCGGCGTCGCCTCCGAACTCTTCGCGGTAGTCGTTGAGGATTTCGATCAGGGTGTCGAGGTTCATGTTTGGTTCTCCGTTTGGGTGAATGAAAATTGGTTATGCGATAACACACATGAGCCATGCGGTTCGATTAACCTCAAGCCGTCCTTGCAATGTTTTCAGCAGGTTTTCTCAGCATTCCTTGGAAGGCAGATATTCTTCGATTACTTCGGGCAGCACGCTGCCGGCAAGGACATCTATGGCCTCTTCGAACATGCGGAGTTCTGCTTCCAGGGCACGGGCCGAATCTGTACTCGCGACCACGAATGCGCCGGCCAAGTTGTCGGCCAATCGTTTCAACCTTGTGACCACTTCGCGATAGTCCTCACAGAGGTCCATCGCGGTGGCGCGAGGCATTTGCCTAAAGGCGGTTCTGATAGCAATGGGTCTGGCGTTGGTTCGGGACATCGGTTTGTTCTCCTATTGCGGTGTGAAAGCTGTTGGTCGCTGGGCGATGACACACATGAGCCATGCGGTTCAACCGGCAGCAAGCCGATTTCAGCTACTTTTCCCCATGTTTTTCCATGTTTCAGGGGAGGTCTTACGGGCCCCGACGTTGGCCCCTGTTGCGATGTTTTGATTGTTGGGTACTTGGTCGAAGGTTCCCACAAGAACGCGACTGCGGGCGAGTGTCGCGACCAAGCGGAAGAACGCCGCACTTCCGTTCGCGGCGTCCGTGGCATTCCGCTGGTCAGTGGCTTAGAGGATCTTTCCAAGGCGGCTGTTCTTCATCGCGTCCAGGGCTTGGACCGCGTTGAAGTGTTCGGTAAGAAGCGGGCCGGCGCTGGGTGTTTGTTGTGCGTCGGCGATCTCAAGGGTTTCTGCCAAGGTCATCAAACCCTCGATCGCCTTGTAGTAGGCTTCGCGGATCTCTTGGGCTTGGTGGGCATCCATCACCTTGAAGATCTGGCGAAGGGTTGCGTCGGTCGCTGCGTGTGGGTTGTTTGCGTTGGTCATGTTTGTGTCTCCGTTTTGGAAAAAGGTTTGAATCGTTTACGCGATGACACACATGAGCCATGCGGTAGGCGAAAGCTCAAGCCAAGCCTGCGAGAATCTCGGCAGAAATCTGAATGTTTCTGCCTTTGCGAACAATTCGCACACGATGCCACCGTTCGCATTGTTGCAGACCGTTGGCCACTATTAGTTACATACACGAAACAGGCCCACATTGACGAACCGTTGGGCCAATATTGCCAAGGATTCGTCGACCGAACCTCCGTGTTCGGTCTTCGCCTCTGCAGGGGTCTACTCGTCGGAGAGATCGGTATTGGGATTCGTTGCCCGTTCTTCAAGGATGATCACCGGCAACGCGCTCTCGCAGAGAAGGTTCAAGGCCTCCTCAGCGAGATTCAGTTCTTCTTGAATCGCGGTAGCTGGTTCCCCGCGTACTCCACAGCCCTCGCATTCGAGCGTTTCAATCAGTCGAGTCAGCGATCCGCAAGCGCTGTTGAACGTAGCAAGAATATCGCGTGCACTTCCTGGTTGCATGTTGTCCAGGGCGGTCTTGATCGCAGCGAGCCGGTCGTAGTTCAGATTCATCTTGGTGTTCTCCGTTTGGAAAAAGGTTTGAATGGTTTACGCAATGACACACATGAGCCATGCGGTTCCATGAACATCAAGCCGAGTCTGAAAACATTTCAAAAAGATTCTGCCGGCGGCGCTGGGCCGCCGGCGAATCTGCGTCTTTCGTTAATCTTTCCGCATGAAGAACTCGAGCATTTTTTGTTGTTCGAGGAGTTTTGTAAGTTCCGCTCTTGCCTCGCGTGCGGCGCGGAGGTCGCCCTCGGCGAAATCGACCCAGGACATGCTGCATGGTTGGTCTGCCAGCAATGCCACGGTGTCTTTTATCGCCCCTTGAGCGCGTCGAAGCATGCATTGGGCTGCTTCATCCATTCGGCGTTTGGCATCGGGGATCATCCATTTGAGTCGTCGCAGTTGGTCCTGGATTGCTTGCTCGGCGCTCGTTTGATTCGTGTCGTTCATCTTTGTTTCTCCGTTTGGGAAAGGGAATGGGATCGTTTACGTGATGACACACATGAGCCATGCGGTTGGGGAAAGCTCAAGCCGATTCCTAAATGTTTTCTGAATATTTTCCGCCGCTTTCTTGCAGGCCGCGTGTCGCACAACGTTCGCGTGTATTGCGTCCGTTTGGATCTTGGGTACTTGGTCGCATGCGGTGTGAAGAACGCGACAGTGCGCAAGTGTTGCGACCAAGCGGAAGAACGCCGCGATTCCGTTCGTGGCGTTCTATGTGGTAGCGGTTTAGGCCGCGCGGTCGTATTTGCGGGCGAGCTCGAGGAGTTTGGTTTTGATCATCTTCCATTCCGGTTTGGTTTCGCCGGCAATCTCTCCGTAGACCTTATCGCGAAGGGCACCCTTGTACCAACCTTTGGTCCATCCGAGTCGGTAGAACAATCGGTTGAGTTCGGTCTCGCCAAGGCCGGCACCAGGGCGATCCCAGCAACTCTTGGTGCCTTCCTTCTTGATGTAATCCCATTCGCTGCATCGTTTGGTATTGAGGGCGAGTTCAACCAAACCCAAAACCATCATCAGGTAGCCGACCACCTTGGTCTTGTTGAGCGTTCCGCCGAAGGCTCGGAACTCGATTCGGTTCTTGCCGCGGGTCAGGTGGGTCAGGTTCAGCAGGTGGTAGCGATCCGATTCGCATCGGCTCTTGGCGTTGTCTTTGTTTCCGTATTGTTTGATTCGCTTGGCGTACATCATCTGTTCGCGTTTACGGGTTCCGGTCGAAGCGTAGATCGCTCGTTCGTGGTTGCCGACCAAGGAAATCAATCTTGCCAAGGCGGCTGCGTCTCCGTGCCAGCTAATGGTTACGTGAAGTCCGCAGCTGGAATTTACTCGGCCCCCGCGAGCGTTGATCTGGTCGATAGCGTTCTCGATCTGGCGTACGCCTTCAGCCCCTTTGAGTATTGGGCTTACAAATTCGCATCCTTTGCGAGAGGTGTTCTCGGGTCGGATGCTTCCATCGCGTTCTGCCTTCCATCCGGTTGGCAGCCAAGGTACTTGGTATCCGCTGTGGTAGGGTCCGATCGGTGTGTTGTCGGTGCTTGGGAGGGTGGTTTCGAATTCAATTCCGAAGGCGATTTCGTTTGCGTTCATCGTTCTGTTCCTTTGTGGTTCGAGGTGTGTTCTGCGTCGCGTTTTCTGCGTCGCGATGACACACATGAGCCATGCGTTTCGAGGAACATCCAGCCGATTCCTGCATGTTTTTCCAGTAATTCTGCATGTTTTCTGGGAGGTCACCGGTGCCCCAACATTACGCCACTGTCGCGTCCAAACATGCTCCGCATAACGAGGCGGACATGCCGTCAAAACGCGACCGTGCGCAAACGGTGGCCCCACGTTTCGAGATGCCAAACCATGGAGGAATGCGATGAGTGAAGGAAACAACCAGGTCGATCCAACCAGGCTTTCGGTAGAGCAAGCGGCGAAACTACTTTCAGCCGCTTTCCGAGAACGCGTCGAGCCAGAGAAGATCCGACTAGACCTACAAAACGGTGCGCCGGTGAACGTTGATGGAACGATCAACCTCGTGCACTACAGCGCATGGCAAGCAAAGGAGATGGGACGTGGCGAGTGATCCAAGGAAGCTAAAACCAAGCGAGCTATGTCGACTACTCAACTCGACGCCACTCGGCGAGGTGATCAGCGAACGCCAACTATATCGGCATCGTCAACGCGCCGGCGCACGCATTGGTGATAACAAGACCGTCGATCTCCTTCGCTATTGCGCGTGGATGCATATCGTACGACACACACCTCGCACGACAAACGGTGTCGATCCATACGATGCGATGAAGGAGCGAGCGCGTGCACGCAATGCAGCGCTCGCTCTCGCGGGGCGTGATATTGGTGAACTACCAGAGGTCGATAACCCAGATCGCAAAGATCGCGCGTCGCGTGACTTTCGATACTTCTGTGAAACGTATTTCCCTCTGACTTTTCATCTCGCTTGGTCACCAGATCACATCAAGGTCATCAACAAAATCGAGCAAGCGGTTGTGCACGGTGGCTTGTTCGCATTGGCGATGGCACGCGGTAGCGGGAAAAGCTCGATTGCTGAAGTCGCTTGTATCTGGGCCGTTCTTTATGGGCATCGTAACTTCGTTTGTCTGATCGGCAGCGATGAAGGGCACGCATGCGATATGCTCGATTCGATCAAAACCGAACTCGATAGCAACGAGCTGCTCTTAGCCGACTTCCCCGAGGTCTGCTTCCCGATTCAAGCCCTCGATGGAATCTCGAATCGCGCAAATGGTCAGCTCTATAAAGGCAAACGCACGCAGATCGGATGGACCGCAAAGGAGGTTGTGCTGCCAACAATTGAAGGCAGCAGCGCCAGCGGAGCGATTATCAAGGTCGCCGGCCTAACCGGCCGCATCCGAGGTATGAAATTCAAGCGTCCCGATGGCAGAACAGTACGTCCAAGTCTCGTGGTACTCGATGACCCGCAAACGGATGAGAGCGCTCGTTCGCTCTCGCAATGCGCCAATCGCGAAAGCATTCTCGCCGGCGCAGTGCTTGGCTTAGCTGGTCCTGGCAAGAAGATCTCTGGCATCATGCCCTGCACCGTTATTCGTCCAGGTGATATGGCGGACAATATCCTCGATAGGAATCGCCATCCAGAATGGAATGGCGAACGAACCAAGATGGTCTATGCGTTCCCAAAGAATGACTTGTTATGGGAACGTTACGCCGAGATCCGCGCAGAAGGGATGCGTGGCGGTGATGGTGGTGAAGCTGCCACCGAGTTCTATCGTCAGAACCAAGCCGCGATGGACGATGGGGCTGTAGTCGCTTGGCAGGAGCGATTCAACTACGACGAACTCTCGGCGATTCAGCACGCGATGAATCTCAAATTGCAAGACGAAGCAGCGTTCTTCGCCGAATATCAAAACCAACCTCTGCCAGCGGAGACCGTTGTCGATGGGATGCTCAAACCAGAGGAGGTCGCGAGCAAGATCAACCGCATGGATCGTGGCTTGGTTTCGATTGGCGCGAATCATCTCACCGCCTTCATCGACGTCCAGCAGAAGCTGCTTTTCTATGTGGTCGCCGCATGGGAGGACGATTTCACGGGTTATGTGATCGACTATGGTTGCTACCCCGACCAGCAGCGTCCGTACTTCACGCTACGTGAGGCTCGGCAGACGTTGAGCTCCGAAGCGACTGGAACCGGACTCGAGGGATCGATCTACGCTGGCCTCGAATCGCTGACATCGAAACTGCTCGAACGGGAGTGGCAACGCGATGATGGTGCAGCGATGCGTATCGGTCGCTGTTTGATCGATGCCAACTGGGGGCAATCGACAGATGTGGTCTACCAGTTCTGCCGGCAGTCCAAGCACGCCGCTGTGATCATCCCCAGCCACGGTCGTTTCGTTGGTGCGTCGAGTTTGCCGTTCAGCGAGTATCGTCGCCGGCCAGGTGATCGCGTGGGACTCAACTGGCGTATCCCGAACGTACATGGCAAACGAGCCATACGACACGTGGTCTACGATACCAACTGGTGGAAGTCGTTTATCAACGCTCGGCTTCGTGTTTCGATGGGCGATCGTGGTTGCCTCTCGCTCTTTGGTACGAACGCCGAAACGCATCGCATGCTCGGCGAGCATCTGACTTCAGAGTACTTCATCAAAACCGAGGCCCGGGGCCGGAGCGTTGATGAGTGGAAGCAGCGTCCGGAGCAGCCCGATAACCACTGGTTCGACTGTTTGGTTGGCTCCGCAGTCGCGGCATCCATGGAAGGAGTGATTCTTCAAGGCATCGAAGGTAAAGCTGAAGTCCGTAAGGAACGAATGAGCTTTACTGAAATGCAAAAGCGACGCCGGAGCAAATAGCTCTAGGGGATTGAATCAAAAAAATCTTCTCGTTCGTCCGTCAATCTACATGTGAACCGGGTATTCCTACAGATAGAAGTCCACGTCTTCATTCTTAGGTAGGCCGATAGCATGTCAGATAACTTGCAAGAGACGATTCGCGAGAGTGCGAAAGTACCCGCTAAGGCATCAGGAGATGCCGGTAGCGTCGAGCAGCATAAGCTGACCGAGCAGATCGCTGCTGACAAGTATCTGGCATCCAAGGCAGCCGCCTCCCAAAAGAAGCGTGGCCTTCGATTTAACAAGCTCGTGCCACCAGGGGCGGACTAATCGTTCGCAACTGATCGAGCTTGTTTCTATAGGCAGGGGTGTCGGGTTTAACAGTAGGGATTGTGTCACGGATGTTTAAGTTGTTGTCAGGGATTCTGAGCAAGAACAGCGATCAAAAGGATCGATCGCTCGTCCGTGGACGCTCGGCCCGACACCCCTGGTCGTTGATGAGGTTGCTGGGGCGTTACGACGCTGCGACCACCACGGTCGACAACGTTCGCCACTGGGCGGCCGCTGACGGACTATCGGCCAGCGCGGCCAATAGCCCCGAAGTGCGCCGCACGCTACGCAACCGTTCGCGATACGAGATCGCTAACAATTCTTACGCTCGTGGCATCTCGCTGACTCTTGCCAACGACTGTGTTGGTACTGGACCTCGATTGCAGATGCTGACTGCGGATGCATTCGCAAACCGCTTTGTTGAGCAGGAGTTTTTTGCTTGGGCTGATGCAGTTGGACTCGCAGAAAAGCTACGCACGATGCGGCTCGCTCGCGTCTCAGATGGTGAATCCTTTGGTTTGCTAACTAGTAACCCAAGAATCGATTCGCCAGTTCAGCTCGATCTCAAGCTGGTCGAAGCCGAACAGGTTACTTCGCCACTCTTGGCACTGGATGGTTATCGCTATCTCGATGGCATTCGCTTTGATGAGCATGGCAACGCGATCTCTTATGATGTCCTCCGAGAACATCCAGGAGACGACGCTTTCTCGTTGACCGAGAATTACGACACCATCGCCGCGAGTTCTATTCTTCACTACTTCCGAAGCGATCGGCCAGGGCAAATCCGTGGCATTCCCGACATCACGCCGGCGCTGCCGCTGTTCGCACAACTCCGACGATTCACACTCGCTGTTCTTGCGGCTGCCGAAACAGCTGCTGACTTTGCAGGGATTCTCTACACCGATGCGCCGGCAGGTGGCGAAGCCGACGCCGCTGAACCTTTCGAACCGATCGAACTGGAGAAGCGATCTCTGCTAACGATGCCAGGCGGTTGGAAGATGGCTCAGATGCACGCTGAGCAACCAGCAACGACCTACGCCGAGTTCAAACGCGAAATTCTCAACGAAATCGCACGTTGTTTGAACATGCCCTTCAATGTCGCTGCTGGAAATTCGTCGGGTTACAACTACGCCTCCGGGCGACTCGATCATCAAACTTACTTCAAGTCGATCCGTGTCGAGCAGTCCCAAATGGCTCGCACCATTCTGGATCGCATTCTGTATGCATGGCTGCGCGAAGCGATTCTCATCGAAGGCTATCTGCCTAACTCGCTTCGCACTCTCGACTCGTCGTTCGAGCATCAATGGTTCTGGGACGGACATGAGCATGTCGACCCGGCCAAAGAAGCTAATGCCCAGAAAATCCGCCTCGCCAATCATACGACAACTCTGGCCCATGAATACGCGAGGCAGGGGCGTGATTGGGAGGCGGAACTTAAACAACGCGCGAAAGAGATCTCGCTCATGCGTGAGCTCGGACTCTCGACCGATTCAACTTCACTTTCTCCAGGAGAGGTAACGGATGACGAAGACATTGCAGTCGAACAAGCAGAGTGAGTTGGATGCCGAATCGGTACCCAGTTCGCTGCGAATCGTTTGTGACGATGCCAGTTCGATCAATTTACAAGCCGCTGAGGCTGCCGAAGAAGGCAAGCCCGCGCTTCGAAAGTTCTCAATGGTCGCTTATACCGGTGGCGCGATGCGTCTTGGTGGCTGGCCTTACCCTGTCGTTGTGGACCTAGCAGGCATGCGAGTGACTCGTAAGTCGCGCCCAATCCTCAAGGACCACGATCGCGCCAGTATCGTTGGTCATACCGATGACATCATGGTTCGCGATTCGCGACTGGAAGTCGCCGGCGTGATATCGGGTGTAGGCAACACCGCTCAAGAAGTCATCGCCACCAGTGAGAACGGTTTCCCTTGGCAAGCATCGCTTGGTGCCAATGCCGACAAGGTTGTCTTCATTCCTGAAGGCAAGTCCGCAACCGCCAACAGTCGCGAGTTCAAAGGTCCTGTTTACATCGCTCGCAAGTCAACGCTCGGCGAAGTCTCGTTTGTGGCCCTTGGTGCCGACGATGACACCGAGGCTCGGATTGCAGCTGGCCAATCTGGCGATGACGAGGAGCTCGACAACGAAGAGTCGGAAAACGACAGCACCGACTCCGATGATTCGGAGCTCGACCCGGTAAACGCCAGCCTGGATATGGGCAGCAAGCCCAAGCGTCCTGTCACTAGTGGAGTCGTTTCCAAGATGCGCATCGAAGCCGCTGCTGAATCCAAACGTATCGCCGGCATTCGCAAAGTGTGTGCTGGCAAGCATCCAGAGATCGAAGCTCGCGCCCTTGAAGAAGGCTGGAGCGTTACAAAAACGGAGTTGGCAGTGCTGCGAATCGAACGACCCAAGGCTCCTGATCAACAGGCAAGCCAACCGATGTACCGCCGTGAAGTTCTCGAGGCAGCTTGCTGTCTATCGGTTGGACTCGACGAAACCAAGCTGCTCAAGGCCTATGGAGAGCGAACGCTTAACGCTGCCGACCCACTTCGTCATATCGGCTTGCGTGAACTCGTGGCCGAGTGCGCACGGCTCGAAGGCTTCGATGTTCCACGCGTGTTCGGTGATGGTACGGCAACGATTCGCGCCGGCTTCTCGACGCTGTCGCTGCCCGGCATCCTTGAGAACGTCATGAACAAGACGCTCCTGTCTGCCTATGAGTCGACACCGATCGCTGCGTTTGACCTCTGCAGCATCGGGACTGTGAGTGACTTCAAGGAGATATCGCGCTATCGTTTGCTTGGCACTGGCGGTTTCGAAAAGGTTGCGCCCGATGGTGAACTGAAGCATGGCAAGCTCTCGGACCAGAAGTACAGCAACAAGGCTGATACCTATGGTCAGATCCTTGCGCTGACGCGTCACGACATCATCAACGATGACCTCAACGCATTCATGGACATACCGCGTCAAATGGGTCGCAGCGGAGCGGAGTCGATCGACGACCTGTTCTTTACGTTGCTCCTCAAGAACACCGGGTTCTTCTCCTCGGCTAACGCCAACTTGCTCACGGGTCCAGACACAAAGTTCGGTCCCGAATCACTCACCGTTGCCAAGACAACCTTCCGCAAACAGAAGGCTGGACCGAGCAACAAAGCCAAGGACCAAAAGCCGATTAACATTCGGCCCGAATTCCTGGTTGTTCCCGTCGAGATTGAAACCGACGCCGAACTGCTGATGGGCTCTGCGCAATTGATGATCGATGCGCAAGGAACGCCGACCAAGATCCCGGTCGACAACCCTCACCGCAACAAGTACCGCGTCATTTCAACGCCGCACTTGTCGGACAGCTACTACCAGGGAGCCAGCGGCTCGGCTTGGTATCTGTTCGCTAATCCGAATGTGCTGCCGGCGTTTGAGATTGTGTTCCTCAATGGTCGACGCACGCCGGTCATCGAGCGCGTTGAAATGCCTGCCAACACACTTGGCATGGGCTTCCGTTCTTACATCGACTTCGGTGTGAACTCGCAAGACCCACGCGCTGCGGTGAAGGTCACCGGCGAGTGATCTCCTTAGATGGGCTGGATCTGTCGGATTCGACCCATCCGTCCTAACAAACTCAAGACTCAAGACTCAGGACTCCAGACTGATATGCAAGCTCAATTTGTTCATGACGGTAAGGCCGTCGATTTCACTCCCACCGTTGATGTCGCGGTTGGATCAATCGTGATCCAAGGCGACTTGGTGGGGATTACCAAACGCGACATCAAGGCCGGCTCGCTCGGCTCGATCGCTCTGGAAGGTGTCTTTGACATTCCCAAAGACCCCGCTCTGGCAATCGAGTTCGAAGCGGGCACCAAGGTCTACGTCGATGAAGACGGGGCTGTGGCCGCTGACGATGTTGGCACCAAGTATCTGGGCAAAGTCGTCACCGACGCTGCCGCCACTGATTCATTTGTCCGCGTTCGCCTGAGCCAGTGATGAGACACCGTGAGCAACAACGCACAAATCATAAACATTGGAGCGATCCACGTTGCTGACGGCACGACCGTCGACTTCGTACCTGAGGTTGATGTGCCT